CAACTTCTACGAGGAAGTCATATCAGTGTCCGTTGCGAGATTAATGCTCATGATGGACCCTGTTTCATCAAAGGATATCTTGAGCATGTCTCCAATGGAGCTCGTTTTAAACGGCATCCAAGATCCCATAGGCGTTTTCATCAAGGGTGATCCCCATCCCCTGAGAAAACTGAAAACGAAAGCTTACCGCTGCATCTGCCCGGTTTCACTGGCAGACCAGCAGGTAGAATCTTTCCTGTTCGATAGTTCGAGCAGTTACCTCAAGTCCCAAGGGATGCTCACAGGCTCCGCCGTAGGGATTAGTTTCACGGATGAGAAACTCTCCGAGTTCTACGGTTTTGTCACTTCCCTAGTTGAGCGCTACGGCCCAGCAGTTTTCGACGACTGCTCGGGCTTTGACGCTTTGCACACCCCGCAGATATATCGTGCCACAGCTCGCGTCGACGAGCTGGTTCATGGTATGGTGGGAGAGCGCTTTAACGCCGCCAATTTGGCGTGGTGTCATAAGGCCTCCTATGGAGTTTATATCTTCACTGACACTCTCTACGAGCTAGAAGTTCCAGGAATGATGGACTCAGGGAAGAGAGACACTAGTAGACGCAACACTTGTGTTCGCGGCTTACTCTCCACGTACTTGTGTATCTTGTCGAACCAAGATCCCAAGTTTGTCATAGCTAACGGCGATGACGGAGGAACATGGGGTATTCACGACTTAGATGCGTATAAAAGCGCAGCTTTGCAATCTGGTATTACATTACGAGATGTAGTCCAGTCTTCAGACACTTTTGAGTTTTGCTCTCACAAATACTCAAGGCAGAACGGCATAGTCCGGGCGCCATTAGTGTCTTGGTCTAAGGCTATCTACTCTGCTATGTGTAAACCAGCCATGACGCAAACTGATGCGTATCAGATAGCGCATGAATGCCGCCACAACACAGTTGGCGATCTAAACATCCGCATTAAGCGATACTTAGACGCCATAATCCCTTGTCCGGATCTCGTCTTCGGACAAAACTAGTCCAATTAATATACCCTTTAACGACTTTACCCAACATGACAAATGGGAAACGCAATAGACGTAATCGTCAGGTGTCTGCACCCAGACCCTCCAAAGGTCAAGTGTCACAGCAACTGCTGCACGACGCTTGTGCAGCCACAGACCCCTTCTGCCCTGCAGCCAAAACCGCCCCACACCCAGCCGGATCCCACGGTCAACAGACTGTACTCTGGACCGCTCGGACGACGGAGATTATCACCACAGGAGCCGGAGGCAAAGCGTACTTGTACTTCAGACCCGAAGTATCGTACACAAACTATACCAAAGACGTAGCCGCTTCTACAAGCATGACTATGGCTGTGGGCTGTACCAACACAGTTACA